AACAAATAAAAGATTTTGAATCTTTTTAAAAACTGGTGTTCGGGACATATTTTTGTTTTTTCTTTTTTATAAAATCTGTACTTAATTGGGGTTACTCATCAATTCACAATAGGAGGGCAGCGAATGGCAACAATTCCTTGCCAAAGTTCAAAATTTCGGACATGGTGCTTTTGGCACCGTCAAGGGAGTCAGATTTTTCGATCATCGGGCCAATTTTGGGATGGTCCTTCAGAACTTCAAATGTAGACGATTTGGTCACTTGACCAGCTCGGCTTGACATCTCGACGTTGAGCGAGTTTTGCACTGCTGTTGCGACCTTGGCGCCCAGACTGGGCTGCGGACGAGGCACGGTGCCTTCCTCCAAGATAGCACGTCCAGCCACCTCGTAGAAGACGACATAGGACAATGTGTAGGTGTGAATGTTTCCATCCTGCGGGGGGATGATCTCAATGAACACGCGGGCATTGTTCGCAGCTCCGGAGGGCACTCCGCTCGAGCCGAAAACACCTCCACCGTTCGACGTGTGACTGCCGGTCTGGTAGAAGTCGTAGTCCAAACGTCCAGGCAACCAATGAACTTCGCACGCGCCATCGGCACGCTTGATTTCATGGTCAGGCAAAGAGTAGAAGTCCGACACATTAGTCGAGAGTCCCACTCCGCCAGTGCCTGTCACAGGTGTGTAGACAAACGAAGGGTTGGTGGCCATCGGGATCACGCACGCGTTGTACGCTCCTCCAACAGAAAGTTCCGCATCCACGGGGGTGATGAGAATGCCGGCAGCAATGGGACGTGCCTTATAGGCGCCCGAGTCGTCTGGAATCATGTCTCCAAAGGGGGTCGGGTTGCCAAAAAGCAGCAAACGTTCGGGGCCGAAAAACGCGTCGGCAGTCATGACACGACCACCATGGACCAGCTCGACTGACGGAGGGTCAGCCAGAGCGGCACCACCTGCTTGAACATAATAATACCCACCGCATCCAAGCCCTCCAGAGACTGAAGAGCCGACGGTTGCGCGGCCATCGTTCGGCATGCCCAATGTGTAGCAAAGGGTGTCCGTCCCGGCCTGGGAGTCAGAAATGTTCGCAGCTGCGAGTTTCACGCCGTCATCACCATCCTCACCCTGGATGTTGGCAGGTCCGGGCGTGAAAACGACCCAGGCTTTGCCTCCAGTGGTTGCGGTGGGAATTCCCACGTTTGTTTGTCCGTAACATCGACAGACTGCGGTCGAGGAAGGGGGAACTACGGTCGGATAAGTCAACGGTTTGACTTGAATCTCGCCATCGTCCCCCCAAGGGGCAGTGAGTGGCTTGTCGAGGAGCGCAACGTATCTTTGGGCATCTGGGGACATGCACGATTCGGGAGTCATCACTTTCATGAGATTCTTGAACGCCTTAGTCTCCTTCGCGTCACCCGGGACCTTTTCGTCCTGAACGTTGCGCAGATTCTTGATGTGGTTGATCTTCTCGATCCCCGCACCCACCTTATTTGGATCGCCCAATCCGACCTTCACGGCCTTCTTAGACACGGCGTGCTCGCTTGCTAGAACGGGCACACCTCCAACCTTGGCAGGTTTGGGTGCTGTCACCGCCGGGCCTCTGGAGTCCGGGATGTTCTTGGTCTTGCCTTTGCCTTTACCATGCTTGGTCTCGGTCAAACCTGCCTTTTGAGGGGTGGATTTGATTGGAGACGCAGTCACAGTAGTCGGCGCCGGAGGCTTTTCCAATTGTTTTTGTGATTTCATGTTGAAATACAAATAAATTTTCTTAGCCAGTTTCAAAAAATTCGAGCCGAAGCTCAAACTCGCCTCCTCATGATCAAAGAAGCTTGGCAGCTTGCCATATCTCAAAACGTACAATAAATCTCCACCAATTATGGAAATCGGACCCTCTTTGACTGTTAACGATTGTGCCTGTATGCTACTGATAAGCTCCGCCATAGAACATGACGGCTCATGGCCCAGCACCTTACACACGTTTTGAACATGCAACTCAAAACTAATAAAATCGATTTCCCGTTCATTGACTGGCCGACCCTTCTCAAGAAGATATCTGCCAGACCCTGAGGTTGCCAAATAAGAATCAAATCGCTGCACCAAAGCAGACCGATCGACTTTCAAATGTTTGGAGCGTTTTTCGAAGAATCGACACAACGCGCGACCAAGTGGTGTTATCATTAGGTCAGGATCCTGAGTGAGAACCAACATATGTTTCTCAACGCCATCTTCAGGTCCATAAATTCGCTCAACTGGCGGGAAAATGCAATATGCTTTGATATACTTGCAATTGTACCAAACCCATCGTGAGCACGATTCAACAAATCGTCCTCCGAGGTAGGTCACGCAGTCCATCGGCATTTCAACATTGCCGGCCAAGTCAGTTTCGAACTCAGGCACAAAAGACAACGCCGTCATCGCGACATACAAACTCCCTGCTGGCGTTCCGTGAACAAGTCCACGGCCCACAGTCAGGTTGTGTGCACGACGCGACAACAGCCAGATTTTGAAACCCTTCAAACAGCTGAACAGTCCCGCACTCAATGTTTTCATCGCAGTGAGGAACTCTCCAGTGTTCGTAGATAACTCTTTGTCAATTAAGACGGGGGAACCGATGTTAATGTTTCGTGTTTCGACAGTGAATTCACCAGTGAGGCGGGTCAGCATCAGGGCCAACAGCTCGTCGACTTCATCATCCTGGATAAACACTGCCTTAACTAAGGTTGAAAACATGGCCTGGAAAAACTTACGACAAGAAACGTCGCAGCCTTTGAAGTCCACAGCGAAACTATAAGTCTCGCCAGTTTTCTGGTTTACCACACTGATGTGATCATCTCCGTACTGATTTACATGCCAACCTGGCGTCGAAGTTGCGAAATCCATCCACTCTCCTTTCTGGTCAGCCGAGGCCGCAGGGGAATAAGTGAACGAACATCTTTCGTCGGGGTTGGCACATATTGGCTCTGACAATGACACCTGAAGGTTGCCAAATTCATCGAGACAAATCCAAAGGGTGCCGGTAAGGGCCTCCTTCAGGGGGACAGCTAAACGCATAAACTGTGCATCGACTTCTTCAGCAGGATGAATGTGTCGCGACTTTGTCGCGAGATCTCCTTCTTCAGCGCCGAGCCCAGGCTTTGCGACCAACGTCTCAGGTTTGATGTTTATCCTCTTCTTTTTGATCAACTTGGCCACATTCTCGCAATTGATCAAACGTTCATGGTAAACGTTTTTCAAAGCGGTCGGATATGGTCGGTTGTCCACATAAAGGTGACAAGCTTCCCAACTGAGGGGAGCCACAAGTTTCGGAGCACCATAGGTCTCGCCCACGATAATCACGTCTTCAGTGATGTCTTCCCAAGCCCGTCTTTGTTCGGGGGGCACATCAGCCTGCAGACGCAATTTTGCTACATTCGATGCATCCGCGTAGGTGCCAGAGGTTTCCCTCAAGACATCTATTGCAGACGATTGAATGACGATCTTGCGCGAGCCTTCTTGTTGCTCTATTTCTTCCAGTTCCACGTCGTCGATTTCTTCTCTCTCCTTAAAGACATTTCGGGTGTGAAACATGCCCTTTACTAATGCGGGACGGGTTTTGAGGATCCGGTCGTACTCATCCTTGACCCACGCATAGCGTTTAGCTAGCGCAGGCCACCTCTTAGACCACGTTTCGAAAGCCTGTAACGCATTGTAAAACGCGTGTAAGCCGATCGCAGCTTTGAGGGGGATGAGTGACAAGGCCAGATGTACAACGCAGTGTCCTACAACTTTCTTGAGCACGTTTTTCACCTGATGAGAGACCGGGGCTTCGTTGCGTCTGAACAGACCACTGTCCAACAAACCAACCACCAATCCTTCAACGGCTCCAAACAAAGCGGAAAACCACCAAGGAGTCATGTGCTTAACCAATTCCTCCCACACTGGGGCAACGAGCACCTCGTAGATTGTCAACACAATATCAAAACCCAATCCAACGCTTTCATGATCGTTGAGAAAATTGGTTATTGTCGTGATTGTGCCCTGTAATCCAGAGACTTTGCCCGCCGCCTTGGCGAGAAGTTTTAGAGAGAAGCTGGCCAGCGAAAGGTTTCCGCGGATCTTATTCCACAGATTCTTCAACCCTTCCCAGAACCGTTTCAACAAGTTGAAAATGAGTTCCAGGCGAGGCTGTTTCGTGCCGACTTCTGCACCTAACCCACCCACAAACTCACCAACTGATTCAGCGTAGCGTGCCTGTCTGTTAGCCTTTTCCTCCATCAAAAACCGGCCACCCAAAGGTGTCGGAATTGATTTCGGGGGCGTCAAACGGTTCTTCGCTAAAACCAAGCTGGCAAGATTTGCGGCTGTGATTTTCTCACTCAGTTCTTCTACCATACTCAGCGATTGCCACTGAGTACCGAAGTATCTCTGTAAGTGAGTGAAAGATTTAACTTCCATTTGTTTCAATGATGCAGCATCCTCCACGTTGCCCGTTCTCACGAGTTGGTCAAAGTAGGAAGCAAACGAAGGTATCACGCCATCAACCACAAACGCCGAATTCGGGCAAGGATGCGTGGTGTGACTGATAACTCCATTATCATCGAGGGTGTCCCCTGCGCGTTTTATATGAACACGCAGGATACCGTACGGGCCGACGGGGGTTTCGACATGAATGGACAAAACGAAAATGGAGCCATTGTATGCGTACAGCATCTCTGAGGTGTCCCACCATCCTCCCACCAAACGGTGTGAGTACACTGAGTCACCAGAGGAATGCATGCTTGCAAACCAATCCAAGTGACCATTCACACACCAACCGTAGCCTTCAAATTCTGACACGGCGGGTAAGGACACGCCTGGCAGAGTTTTGGGGACCATATTGGTGGTGACTGGGGTCACCGCTCTAGTTCCATCGGGCAACACAGGCCCGGTCTTCTTCATGACGGTCTCACCGTCGACCTTGAGAGGCACCACACCTCCAGGTATTTCCATGGAAATGACGCGATCCGGAAGTTCCACAGCAGGTGCCGTGTACTTTTCAATCCAAACATGCTCTCCTGGAAGAAGCACCCGGCCACTCAGGACCAGATCGATTCCCTCATCGATGTTTGGATGACCAGCAAACATTTCAATTACCTCAACTGGCGTCGAGTAATATACTATGCTGTCGCTGGCCACGAATAAATCGGAGTCTTCCAACCCACTTTCGTAAGTTGATCGACCCCGAACGGCGTCACTGCCGCGGAGTACCGGGCGAAAACCACTGAACTTCACAGCCAAGGCATCCTCAAAACGACAAAACAGCCTCTCGTAGGCCGTTAATTCGTTGTCTCGGGGATACATGACTAACACAGTTTCTCTACGTTTCTTTTTCAAGTGCGATTTCAAAACGCGGGCGATCTTTGAACCACATGCATAGCGATTTGCTGCTGCATATGGGTGACCTCCCGACGGTTCGGCACTCTCTATAGCCACATAGGGAACCTTTGCGTGATGGAGAACAGACTGGAGCTGAAAGTTCTCTGGGTGCACAGGCACCGCAGTGAACATCAACTCACCGTTTTTCCGGGTGGGTGGAGCTTGCGCTCTGGCAGCCCCCAAGGAGGCTGATGGCGCTTTCGCGCGAGGCCCCGCAGTCTTGACCGCCTTTTTAGGGGGGGTCAAGGGAGGGGGAGGAAGCCCCGGAGGGCTTGGTGCGGCTTTCGCCGGCACCGGATTCTTTGGCTTGGAGGCCGTTTCCACTATCACCGGGCTCCCACTCTCCACCGTACTAGATTCGAGTGGGGAGACGGGTGCGGGTTCCAATGGAAGTTGGACCACAGTTTCCTGAGCGACAACAACCGGTTCCGTACTAACCTTCGGGATGGTTTCGTTGTTGCTATTTGGCTGAGGTTTCTCCTCCGTTGCTTTCAGAGTTCTACCACATGGATCATAATAATTTTCACAAGGCGGACACCTAGCCCGATGCCTGCAAAAGTTTGCGTTCACACTAGGTTTGGTAGCATTGTAAGCCGCCAAAGTAGTGTTAAGCATGCCTTTGCAAGGCACCCGGGTAGGTCGATCAAGATCAATTGTAG